ATAAAAAATAATATTTCTCATATTTTTAATTGAATTTGGAAATCTATCATATATTTTATCCATTTTCGGATGTATATTTATTACAGCATTTTCATTTATATATTCTTCAAAATGGGTTTCAAAAAACTTCATTACTAATACTAATAAATATTCTTTATTTATATTATAAACCAAATATATATTATAATTTGCTTATTCGGAATTATTATGTATTCTCTCTAATATCGTCAATTTATTAAACTGCATATGTTACAGTTTAAAAACAATATATTATACTATAATAATACCTGTAAATGAATATAGTAAAAAAAATTGAGCAATATGACAAAAAAAACATTTTTTTTTGCGAACCAATTAAAAACAATGTTATTAATGACGGTAATTTTATTAGAATATTATATTCTACAAATAATGTAGTATTTAATGGAATCTACTTATTAATTACATTAAATGACTTAACATGTGAAAAATATTATAGTAAATACAAGTGTATTTTTAACGTATCTAGTCATACCAACCTAATAAATGATATTAAAACCATTGAAGAAGATATACTCAAAAAATATACAATTGAAGAAAAAATACCACAATTTAAAATATATGAACAGCTTAAAAATGGGAACTTCAAAATTTTTTCCGATATTTCCAATAAAAGTGTTTCTTCATTTATTATGAAAATATCTGGAATATGGGAAACGCATATCAATTATGGTTTAACCTATAAATTTATTAAAGTGGATTAATAGGTTTGAACCCATCGGTTGTAAAATATTTCAAAATAGTAAATAAAATGACTGAGCTTATTATTCCTAAAACTCCTAATAAATATATTATACTGGACGTGACTTTTGATATTTTGCCTGTTGTTATAAATTTATCGTTCGTAATGTTGATATATACTATATACAATTGCAACAATAATAATATTACATTTATGTTGCTAAATGAGTAATACTCACTAGTAACGCGATTATTTATAATGTTGTTTTTATAAGTTATTAATAAATATAAAAGAAAAGATACAATTCCTAACATTAATATAAACGGGCCTGTTGCGGAAAAAATTGTGTACAATAATTGAAATGTGGAACTACCTTGTGATGTATTTAATATATTATTAAATAAAATCATTAATATCATCATAATACCTAAAATTAATACTGAGTAACCAGACATATATGCACCTAAAGATGTCTCTCCTTGTGTAAAAAAACCTATAGTAAATGCAATCATTCCAGCAATAATAAAACCTTTATATATACTAGAATACCAATCGGTGGTCATATAATATATAAGTATAAAATATATATTATATTTTTGTTTCTTTAGTTCAGTTGTTTCTTTAGTTCAGTTGTTTCTTTAGTTCATCAATCTCTTTTTGCATAATTTGTATTTGGGCTACTAATAGTGGTATCAATTCTATATAATTTACTCTTTTATAATGCACTCGACCGTAGTTTAAATTACTGGATTTTACTAGTTCAGGATAGACTTTTTCGATTTCTTGGGCTATAAAGCCATAGTGCTTTTGTTTGTGTGTATCCGTTTTATACGAAAACTCTATTGGTTTTAAATGTAATAGATTTCTCATTTTTTTTACGGATATTGTTTCTATATTTTCTTTAAGGACTATATCGGATGGATTAAATATAGAACCTGTTACATACAAATCTTTTTCTACATGTAAATCATTATTTATAGTTACTTCGTTGTTTATATACACAGGTGTTTTAGTATCATAAGGCATTTGCACTTTTAATCCTGATGGTAATTTTTTATAAATCCAAAGAGCTAAACCTTTATCATCTCCAATATTAAATGTCTTTACAAATTGTGAATTATCTAAATGTTTGCCTCCATAATTAGCAATAGAGCTACTACTACTCATTTATATAATATAGTACCCATTGTTTTTTTTAATAATTAATATTATTTATATATAAAAAAATAATTAGTATAATTATAATGCAAATGTCTAGTATGTTCAGTTCGAATCACTTTCCAAACCAAGGTAACCAATTTAATCCAAACCAAGGTAACCAATTTAATACTAATACATCTCATCCCATAATACCTAGTTCGCAAGAATATATGTATTATAAAAAATATGTTTCAATACATTCTGAAGATAGAGATGTATTAAAATTTCCAAATCCAAGTGAATTTGAAATTGAAATACCTGAAGATTTACTGAATGTAGCTTCTTTACGATTAGTTAGTTGGTCATTTCCCTCTAATTATAGCACCTTTTCCATTAATACTTCTAATATTTCAATGACGTTTAAAATTAATAATCCGTATAATCCAAATGCTTTTGACATTACAGATTTATTAGTTGTCAAAACATTTGAATACCTCTTTTTAAATCAAGATGAAAATTTTTTAATTATTATTGAAGATGGGTTTTATAACCCTATTCAAATGGCTACTGAATTGACGAATAAATTTAATCATGCAGTTACGGTTAGATTAACTAATTATTTTATTGAAAAATCTACAGATCCTTCTTTAACCCCTGAAGAACAGTCTAGTTATTTAGAAGCAAACCAACAACTAATTTTAGCGGGTGGATATACTAATTTTGTGATTGTATATAATAACGTAGGTCAAAAATTATGGTTTGGAAATAAATGCGACGGTTTTCTATTGACAAATGAAGTTCAAAGCGTAAAAAATACATTGGTTGATAATTTATATTGTGGAGCTAGAACGCAGTTGCCTGAATTTAGTAATTGGGGTTTGCCCGGAAATCTAGGTCTAACTAGATGTAATCAACAGTCGATTAGTGGTTCGGATGTAACGAATACCGCTACCTATATAGCATATTATTATGGCAAAATAGTTCCCAGATTTTATTATGGCGATGTTTCATATGGAGATGACGGATTTTGGTTAGTGCCAAATTTAACATTAATTGGCTCAGAAGTGCAATGGTTAGAATCTACGTATAAAATAAATTTAATGGGGCCTGGATATATGTATATGGAGCTAGAGGGGAATAATTGTATGGATGAAACATCGCCGTACAATGTGAGCTCCTTTACATTAAGCACCAATGAAACAAATGGTGTTGTAAATTCCGCATTTGCTAAAATTTCTATACCATCCACGCCTATATCACAATGGTTCGATCGCGATTCATTACCTTATAAATTTTACTATCCTCCTGCCGAGAGAATGAGAAGATTTAAAATAAAGGTTCGATATCATAACGGCGAATTAGCAAATTTTGGAGTGTTTAATTATAGTTTTGTCATTGAATTTACACTACAAATGCCACAAATGCTGAGAAAATCGACAACTATTCAATATCCACAAATCATATCGCGTTAAGCTAAAAAGAGAGGTGGTCTTTCTACATATGATACTTGTCTGAAATCCATGACTTTAAAATAGTAATATCACATATTTTATAGTCTTCGCCTGTTTCTTGTGAAAAACTTTTAATATCATAAAATTGCGGTTTTTTCATTTTTGGCATTTTATAAAATAAATAGTCACCCTTGGGGCCTTTCCGTATTGACATATATGCGTTCATCTCTCTAATTAAATTACTACCTTCTTCCAAGTATTTCTTTACTTCATCGAAACCAATATTTTCTATAGGTCTATTACCGAGTTCTTTTAATGTTTTACTGTTTTCCCCCCATGTTATATAGAGCCCAAACTTGCCCCTTTTTAAAATAACATCGTCTCCGTTATGTTGACCTAAAATATATTGACTTTTCGCAGTTTTGTTGGTATCGATTAAATTTTCTAGGGTAATATCACCCTTTTCAAGATGTTTAATGTCGACATCTTTACGCACCGGTTTAAAACTAATTTCTTCTTTGCCGTCTTCGGTTTCTTCTACGCATTTAATCACTGGTCCGTATTTCCCGATTAAATACGTATTGTTATCATCGATTTTGTATTCTATTTTTGTTTCATCCTTTATTTTTTCCAAGAGAAAATCTATTTCATCGTTACATTTTTTACATAATTCAAACCATATTTGTTCGTTTTTTGCAATTTTATCGAGAGATTCTTCCATTTTACTAGTATAATTATAATTAAATAAATCGTTAAAATGTTTTTCAAGAAATTCCATTACAATTACTCCTAGGGGTTGTATGACCAATTTCCCTTTTTCATTGCCGAATTCTCTCTTGGTTTCGATTTCACAAATCTCGTCGTTTTCTAATTCAAAATCTTTACAAATGATTTCCTTTCCTTTTATGTCTTCCTTTTTCACATATCCACGTTCTTGTATTTTATCGACGAGAGAAGAAAAGGTGGATGGTCTGCCAATACCCCTTTCTTCTAGAAGCTGTACCAATCGTGCTTCTGTATAGTGCTGTTTAGACCCCGTTATCGTTACTTTTGCATAAATTTTTTTATATGGAATGGGTGCGTTTTGTTTTATTTGTTGTAAATATTGAAATTCATTCTTATCTGTCGAATATTTTTTCTCGACTATTTTCCATCCTGGAAAGGATATGAGCTCGCAGGTGTGTGTAAATTTCGTATTGTTAAAAGCTGAAATATTTGCCGTAACATAATGAAACGATGCTGCGGCCATGCAACTTTCTAACGTATTGGTCCAAATTAATTTATACATTCGGCGCTCTTTGGAACCGAATTTTGCGTCTAGTTTTTCTGGTAGCTCATTGAGAGAAATACTAGTAGGTCTGATTGCTTCATGAGCTTCTTGCCGAAGGCTGTCTACGTCTTGCCGAAGGTTGTCTACGTCTGCGTCAGAGACCTTATCTCCCTTTTTACTCTTTTTTTTACTTACAGGTGCCCCACTAGTCAATGCATCTATGTTTTCGCCAATATATTTCTCTCCTTCAGTATAATTACGTAAGATATATGACTTGACAGTCTCTAAAAACTCGCCGCTATATGTCTTCGAATCTGTTCTCATATATGTAATAAAACCTCCTTCATAGAGTAGTTGACAAATGCGCATGGTTTCTTTCGGCGAATAATGTAATTCATTGCTAGCCACTTGTTGTATTCTAGATGTGGTAAATGGCTCTGGCGGTTGCTTCAATACTTTTACTGGTTGAGAGCAACTATATATATGAGAGAAATCAGCACATCCGTCTAAAAAATCCGTAATGTCTTCTTCTGTCTCAAACTTCCCTTGAGGACTATGGTCAAACGGTAGGTTTACATTTGTAAAATAGCCTGTAACATTGTATACTTTTCTCTCTTGACATGATTTAATATCTTGTTCGTTATCATAAATCAAACGTAGTGCTGGTGTTTGACATCGTCCTGCGCTTAGAGCATTCTCTTTTCCCTTTGGCTGCGCTACACATTTCCACAAGGTAGGAGAAATCTTGAAACCGACCAGTATATCCAATATTTGACGTGCTTGCTGAGCATGAACCAGACTCATGTCGATTGTTCTGGGATTTTTAATAGCATTTCTTAGCGCCGATTCTGTGATTTCATTAAATGTAATACGCTTGGTAGTTAATGGTAGTTTAAATAATTCTATAATGGAATAGCTTATCATCTCTCCTTCACGGTCAGCGTCACTCGACAGTATAACTTCGTCTGCCTTTTTGATTTCCTTTCTTAGAATCTCTATTTGTTTTTTCTTTATTGTTTCGTCAATAACACTATAGGTTGGCTTAAAATTGTTTTCAATATCAATATGTTTGAGAGAAGAGATGGTGCGTAAGTGTCCATAACTGGCAACGCATTTATATCCAGGACCCAAATATTCTTCTATTTTTTTACATTTGGCAGGAGATTCTACTATGATAAGAGTTGTAGATGTTGTGTATTTTTTTGGCATAAATATATATAGAATATATAGAGATACATTTATGTAATTTTTAAATAATATAAAAATTTCGTGACGAGTAATATAGTATGAATCTACTGGTATCTATTTTTATTTTCACTTGCCTTTTTCTATGTATGAAGAAGACATATGCGTTACAGTATTTGACAAATAATCAAATGGGTCTAATCAAAACAATATTGCGTCATCCGAGTAGGCCAGATTATATGGTAAATACAATTTCGGAAATATTGTATCAACATTATAGATATAAAGCATTTGATATTGCGTATGAATTTCGACAACACCATTACACAAACTGCAAAAATATAAAATTTGACGAATTGAAATTATATGCTTCCAAAGGGTTATTGATGGCAATCAAAAATTATAATCCAGATTATCCGTTTATTCATCATATGAAAGTATATGTAAAAGGGCAACTACACGTGGGAGTATCTGATTTACATCCACTAACTATTTTACCAAAAAAAGCCCGTTTGTCTAAGAAATGGAAGAAAGACAACAGAAAAACATATAGTAGACTACTAAAGACTACATTTGTAGGTAATGATGACTATCTATATGAAAGAAATAGTCATCGTTGCGGTTTACAAGGTAGCGGCGAATATTCAACGTTTGCGGCAGTTTGGACTATTATACATAATCTCGATATAGATTATCAACGGATTATGAAATACAAATACAATTTTTATATGGAAAGCATACGTTCAAATAGTGAAGTGGCAAATTTAATGTGCTGTAGTGACGAGTGTATTCGACAGAAAATACTATACGTTAAACATGAAATAAGAGAGAATTTATTTACCCATTTTCTTGAATTGACTCCATGATATATTTACTTCCGCCTTTTTTGGCTCCTCCTTTTTCTCTGCTAATTCGTCTAATTTTTCGCCCTTTTTAAGAGCACTATCTACATATAATTCTTTTAAAATGGTTCCTACTAAAAAGGACCCTTCGTGTTGGTCCAACTCGCCTTCTTCAATTCGTCTTAAGACATCTAGAAATTTATTTAAAATACCAATGTCGATTTCATTTTTTCTAATTTTATTGAAAATATCAGTGTAATATGTAAACAAAAAGTTACATTCATCTACACATTCATTGTAAATTTTTTCGTCGTCGCCTCTATATTTAGCCTTTAATAGAATCATATTGTTTACTTCGTTTCGTAAAACCTGACTATGTCTTAAATTGCGTATTAATTCAGTTTGGTCTTCTACATTATTAGCCTTAATCATATTCGTCAATTGTAATCTTTGATTATCGTCCATTATATGTATAAAATAATAAATATTTAAGCTTTAAACTTAAAAATTGCAAATTGTATTTTATTTATTTTGTATTTTATTTATTTTGTATTTTTATAATATATAGATGTCTACCAGTAATTCTAATCAAAATGTGCCAGGAATGGTATACCCAACGACAAAGGCGATGGTGGGGTCAAACCCTGCGGATTCCGCTAGACTCACCGCTGTAAATAAATCACAATCACAAGCTGCCGCGAATTCTGCAATGGCTGGAGGCAAAATGAAGAGAGTTCGCGGAGGGGCATCTTCTATCGCTGTGCCACAATATCAAATGCTTTATGAAGCACAAGGTGGTCCAGGAACCAATCCAAATAATCAAATACAAGGAAACGCCCAGACCTCTACACAAATGTCGGCGAACTCTGTATATGATGCGCAGGCTTCGAAAAAGGGTGGACGTTCGAAAAGACGAAAGGGTGGTAATCCAGATTGGGTATGGGGTTGTATGAGTGGAGGTAAAAGACGTAGTAGAACCCGTACTAGACGACGTAATAAACATAAAAAAAGCAGGAAAAGCCGCACTTATAGAAAATATTGAGACATGACCTATGGAATATAAACTTATTTGCAATAAAAATTTTATATTTATAATATAAGTTATGCCATCTGGAAAAAACTGGTTAAATTTTTTATATGTAAATCTAGCATTCGCAATATATATTGCTGGTGTATTTTATTATAGTCAACTCGCCGAAATTAAAGCAAATTGGCCGCTATACCGATGTAATCCAATGTATATGCCTTTAGCAGATAATTTAGAAGAAAATTTTACTTATTGTGTTCAATCTATGCAAACAAATTATATGGGTTACTTATTGCAGCCTATCACATTTGTTACTAATTCGCTTGGTGGTATGCTAGGTGGTTTTATGGACGAAATTAACAGCATTCGAGAGATGTTTAATAAAATACGAACCTTTTTCTCTAGTATTACCCAATCTATATTTGGTGTCTTTATGAATTTAGTGATTGAATTTCAACGAATTACGATTGGTATTAAAGATTTAATTGGAAAAACCATCGGCATTATGGTAAGTTTTATGTATATTATGGATGGAAGTATAAAAACAATGAATAGCACCTGGAATGGTCCTCCTGGGCAAATGGTGCGAGCATTGGGAAAATGTTTTCATCCAAATACGAATCTTACATTAAAAGACGGTTCCATGAAATGTATGAAAGATATTAATTTAGGAGATGTTTTAGAAGATGGGTCCATTGTTGAATCGGTATTGAGAATTGACAATAAGAGAGAAAAGTTACCATTATATGTAATACCGAATGCTGGCGTAGGCGGAGAAGATATTTATGTTACAGGCTCGCATCTAGTCTTTGATAATGTTCACAAAAAATATATTAATGTTGAATATTATTCCAAATCAGAATTATCGGCCGAGAAAACGGAGTGGTTTAGTTGTTTAATTACGAATACTCATAAAATACCCATTGGAAGCGAAGTTTTCTGGGATTGGGAGGACCATTATGTGAAGAATTTTAGATTATGAAACCAGAAAACCAGAAAAAATAAATGAAATATGCGAATTCTTTTTTACGAATATACTATATGGATAAACCAGATTTACAAAATATAAAAAAAATGTATGAGAAATTGACATATTTTGACCAGTACGGCGGCTCGGTGATATTATGTATTATAATAACTATTATAATATGTTTGCTAATATCGTATTGTTTTATTATGATTAATGCTCAGCCAATTATCGACGATTGGCCAAATCAACGATGTAAACCAAATATATTGCCCATTGCTGGTTTTATCACTCACCCTGAAGGAGTTTCGGCAAGTGATTATACTTATGAAAATTTTAATTATTGTATGCAAAATACTTTATCTAGTATTACTGGAGTTGCTGTTGAACCATTAACATTTGTTACTAATTTGCTTAACAACATGGCGCAACAGGTATCAACCGATATACAATCGATTAGAGATATGTTTAATAAAGTGAGAACAATGGCGCAAGAGGTCAGTCAAGAAATTATGGGTAGAATCATGAATTTTACAATTCCGTTGCAGCAAATGATCATTGGTTTTAAAGATTTAATGAGTAAAATACAGGGGATTTTGACAGCTGGGTTGTATACTTTGTTAGGTTCATATTACACACTCAAATCGTTAATGGGAGCAATTGCTCAATTTATTATATCTATTTTAATAGCCCTTGCTACCATGATTGCGGTATTTTGGCTAGTGCCGTTTACTTGGGGGGCAGCTATTGCAAATACGGTTATTTTTGTTGCTATCGCAATACCATTGGCAATTATACTGGCGTTTATGGTAGATGTCTTACATGTTAAAACCAATTTGAAAATACCAACCGTTAAATGCTTTGACGAAGACACACTTATTACAATGAATGATGGAACGAAAAAAAGAATTGTGAATATTCGTGTGGGAGAGAAATTGGCATACGATAATGAAGTAACGGCTTTCATAAAAGTAGAGACAAAAGGTTCCGAATTATATAACTTACATGGAGTTACAGTGTCTGATTCCCATATTGTTTTATATAAAGATAAATGGATTTGTGTTTCAAAACACCCAGAAGCGGTTAAAATGGTGGCTGTTTATGAGAAACCTTATTTATATTGTTTGAATACTAGTAAAAAGGTGATAAAGATAAACGATTGTGTTTTTACCGATTGGGACGAAGTTTATCTGGATAGTCAGTTCAACGCTATTGAAAAGAATGGAGTAGTTCCTATACGCGGTTTAAAAGATATACATACTTATATGGATGGCGGATTCAGTGGTGACACCAAGATTAAATTGAAAAATGGCGACTATAAAGAAATAAAGGATATTGATGTTGGCGATATTCTCAATAATGAGGAGACTATCTATGGCATTGTTAAAATAAATGGGGCGAATGTATCTGATGTATTTGAATATAATTTAGGCAAAAATCTAGTGGTGGAAGGGGGGCCTAATTTAGTTATTTGTCAAGAAAATAAGGGACTATCAACTCTTACTTTAGATTCATTTTATAAATCAAATTTAGAGAGAAAACCTGCCGAATTATATCATTTATTAACTGATACAAAAACTTTTACCATTGGGCATGTTACATTTTACGATTATAACGCAGCGATTGACTTATTTTTAGACAACAATAACGGAAAATTATTATCTATGAAATATGTATAATATGGATATCACAATTTTTGGATATAAATTAAATCTTGAAGTTTTAATTTTAATCGGTGTCGTTTATTTAATTTTAGTAGGACATTTGTTTTGTGGATGTTGCAATATGAATAGAATTATGGAGAGTTTTGATAACAAACAAAAAGTCGCGGTTAAAAAAGCCAAGGCTAACACTAATCTAGCCACACAAAATGTCGCTGGTTCGCAACACAGAGTAGCTCATAAAGAAGCATCAATGTCCACCAGTGGCAAAGAAGGCTTTACTGGTGCCAACATTAATTACGGCGACTCGTCTGCGTATAGTTTAACGGATAATACTCCCGTGGATACTTCTTCTTGGAGTCAGCCAAATATGACTGTTGTTCCTGGGCAACCTTTGAGTGAAGGGGTGAAAAAATTCTTGGCGCGTGAACCTCAACAAATTCCACTACCTGAAGGCGAAATGTTGATGTTTGCGAATACAAAATTTGCACCAGAATTTTGTCCGGGGACCTACAGCAACTCTCAAGGTTGCGCAGCTATTACAGGTTCACAATATAATTATCTTATTACGAGAGGTGGTAACAATGTTCCATATTCAGAATACTAATTTTACAGCATGAAATATTTTATAAAAAAAATATTTCTTCGCACGCGAATCACTCTAGATACACGTCATCACCCAATACACTATGCATTGCTCGAAACAATAATTGCAATTCTTTTTCGTTGAATGCGGTGTAACATCCACGGCAAACGAGCGCCTTATCCACCCACCGCAATTGTTTTATTTTATCATTTTGATTTGCACATTTTATATTTTTTTTCTCAGGAATTTCGATTTGATATCCGCCTTCTGCTCGCTGTAATATTTCTAAGGGCGACCAATTAGGATGTTTCATTTCGTTATATTTTTTGAGTATTTCTTGATTTTCATTTGTTTTTATTACATTGACTTTCACTTTTATGGTAAGGTTTTTCATATTTTTAGATGATTCTGGATTTGAATCATTCTTTAGTTCTTCTTGCTCGGTAATATTAGCTATTTTAACTCTAGTTCGGTA